AATAGATGAATGTAAGTACAAATACTAATAGTCCATTTCCTGATCAGGTAGTAAGTGATGCTGAAAAAGCAACGCTAGAATACGGATTACAGGTTTCTCGTGCTATTGAGCAAGAGTGGTTTAATTATGGGGGAGCGGGTTCAAATAGATATCTAACTAACTGGAATAACTTTCATAATCTTAGGCTATACGCTAGAGGAGAGCAAAGCGTTCAAAAATATAAAGATGAATTGGCTATTAACGGCGATTTATCTTACTTAAATTTAGACTGGAAGCCAGTGCCAATACTTTCAAAGTTTTCAAACATTGTAGCTAATGGTATTACTCAAAAGCAATATGAAGTAACATCTTACGCACAGGACCCGGATTCCCTAAAAAGAAGAACGGATTACGCTAGCAATTTGTTATTCGACATGAACACAAGAAAGGAGCAAGCGATTGCTTCTAGCTTAATAAACGTTTCTTATAAAAAATCTCCGGTACCTACGGAATCCCTTCCGGATTCTATGGAAGAAAGAGATCTGCACATGCAGCTAGCTTACAAGCCAGCTATAGAAATAGCCGAGGAGGAGGCTATAAACACTGTGCTGGCTACAAATGAATATGATTTAATAAGGGCTAGGGTAAATCAAGATTTAGTTAATATCGGAATAGGTATAACTAAAACATCGTTCAACCCGGCAGAAGGTATAGTTGTTGATTACGTGGACCCGGCTTATTGTGTATGGTCTTATACAGAAGATCCAAATTTTGATGATATCTATTATGTTGGGGAGGTTAAATCTATAACCATACCTGAACTTAAAAAAGAATTTCCTTACATATCTGATGAGGAATTAGAAAGAATTCAAAAATCTCCAGGTAACCGTAGAATGATACGAGGCTTTGAAAACTACGATTATAATACTGTTCAGGTATTATACTTCGAGTACAAGACTTATACGGATCAGGTGTTTAAAATAAAAAGGACAGACAATGGCTTAGAAAAGGCTATTGAAAAAACAAACGAATTTGATCCGCCACCAAATGATAATTTTGAAAGGGTAGCTAGATCAATTGAAGTATTGTATCAAGGCGCAAAAATTGTGGGTACGGACATGATGCTAGAATGGAAGCTAGCTGAAAACATGACCCGCCCAATGGCGGACACTACAAGGGTGGAAATGAGTTATTCTATAGCTGCGCCTAGAATGTACAAAGGAGTAATACAATCGCTTATAAGCAAGTGTATTGGGTTTGCTGACGTAATACAATTAACACATTTAAAAATACAGCAGGTGCTATCTAGAATGGTCCCTGACGGGATATTTTTAGATATTGATGGCTTAGCAGAGGTTGATTTAGGTAACGGTACAAATTATAATCCAGCGGAAGCATTAAACATGTATTTCCAAACAGGCTCAGTTGTTGGTAGATCAATGACGCAAGACGGGGATATGAACAGAGGCAAGGTTCCTATACAGGAACTATCAAGTTCTTCTGGTATATCCAAAATACAATCTTTAATTACAGCATACAACTATAATATGCAAATGATTAGAGATGTTACCGGGTTAAACGAAGCCAGAGACGGGGCTATGCCAGATCCTAACGCTTTAGTCGGCTTGCAAAAAATGGCAGCCAACGCTTCTAATGTTGCTACTAAGCACATACAAGACGCAAGCATGCAGCTAACTTTAAGCACATGCGAAAACATATCTTTAAAAATAACAGACGTTTTAAATTTTCCTCTTACCAAAAACTCCTTAATGAACAGCATATCTACTTTTAATGTAGAAACTTTAAAGGAGATTGAAAATCTTAATTTGCATGATTTTGGTATATTTTTGCAAATAGAACCTGACGATGAAGAGAAAGCGGAATTGCAAAAGAATATACAAATAGCCTTGCAAACAAAAGAAATTGATATTGAAGATTCAATTGATATTAATCAAATAAAAAATCTTAAGCTAGCTAACGAAATGTTAAAGCTTAAAAGAAAAAAGAAAAAAGAAAGAGAGCAAGCGCTAGTTCAGCAAAATATACAAGCGCAAGCCCAAGCAAACGCAGAAGCATCTGAAAGAGCTGCAATGGCTGAGGTGCAAAAGCAACAAGCAATGACTGCTGAGAAGGTAGCAATTGAGCAAGCTAAATCAAACTTTGAAATGCAAAGAATGCAGGCCGAAGCACAGATTAAAAAAGAGTTAATGGCAACTGAGTTTCAATACAACTTAAAGCTTGCGCAGATGAAGTCTCGAGAAACACAAACTAAAGACGCGCAAATAGAAGATCGTAAAGATAAAAGAATTGAAAAAGAAGGATCACAACAAAGCCAGCTAATAGAGCAAAGACAAACGCAGGGTTTACCAAAAGACTTTGAGTCTGCCGGCAATGATAACCTAGGCGGATTTGATCTATCTCAGTTCGACCCGCAATAAGTACCTATTTAATAATTATATAATATCATATCATGAGTGAAAAAACAGAGGGAACTTTTAAAATTAAAAGTAGACCAAAACTTACAGAGCAGCAGCTAGCAGCTAAAAATAAGGAGCCGTTAATAGATGTTCCAAGTAATGTAACAAAAGTAGTAATACCTAAAGAGGATATAACGGTTGTGGACCCACTTTTAGAAGAAGCAGGAAAAGGAGACGGAGTTATAAAAGAAATAGTTGATGATAAGCCTATTGAGCCAGCTAAGCCAGCAGAGACACCCGCTGCGCCAGTCGCGCCAGCTGTGGAGTTGCCAGAAAACATTACAAAGCTAGTCGATTTTATGCGTGAAACTGGAGGTGACCTGCAGGATTACATGCGATTAAACACTAATTACGACGATGTGGATCGAGACGTATTAGTAAAAGAATATTACAAAAACACTAAGTCTCACTTAAGTGCAGAAGAAATCGAGTTTATGATCGAGGACAACTTTGCATTTGACGAAGACCTAGACGAGGAGCGAGATATCCGTAGAAAAAAACTCGCGTATAAAGAAGAGGTTGCAAAAGCCCGTACGTTTTTAAAGGAAACCAAGGATAAGTACTACGACGAAATCAAGTTGAATTCGCCAACACTTACTGAGGACCAAGCTAAAGCATCGGACTTTTTTAATCGATATAAAGAGGACCAGGAAAGAAACGTCGCTAACCACGATAAGTTTAAGGCCAAGACTAATGAATTACTTAATGAAAATTTCGAAGGTTTCGATTTCAGTTTAGGTGAGAAAAAGTTTAGATACGGCGTACAAAACCCATCACAGATAGCGGAAAAGCAGTCAGATATTAGTAACTTCATAGGGAAGTTTCTTGGAGAAGACGGCACGATTACAGATACCGCGGGGTATCACAAAGCATTATATGCTGGGGCAAATGCCGATAAAATGGCAAATCATTTCTATGAGCAAGGCAAAGCCGACGCGACTAGAGATATCCTATCTAAATCTAAAAACCCATCGACGGGAGCAAGACAAGCTGCGCCTGTTGAAGGAATTAAGTTTGGAGCATATAAAGTTAAATCTGTTTCTGGAGCGGACTCATCAAAATTAAAAATCAAAAAGTTTAAAAACTAAAAACAATGAGTTTATTACCACAATTTGGGGATATGACCCCAACACAAGTACCGCAGTTACTTTCAACAAATTACTTGCAATGGAACAACAACGGTGGAGCAGGAGCTGCGCCAGATAACTTTGCAGATTTCGCGCAACAATACTTGCCAGAAATTTACGAAGCAGAAGTAGAACGTTATGGAAACAGAACGTTATCTGGATTTTTACAAATGGTTGGAGCTGAAATGCCAATGACGTCTGATCAAGTTATTTGGTCTGAACAAAATCGTCTACACATATCTTACACAGATGTTGCAGTTGATGCAGCAGGTACAGGATTTGTTATTCCTGTAGTTCCAGGACAAGTTACTAACGTTATATCTGTTCAGGATACTATCGTTATTCTTGACCCAGCAACTGGAGTTGAAGCTAAAGGTATTGTTACTGCATCAGGTGCAGCAGCGGGAACCGGAGCATTAACCGTGCAACTTTATAGTGGAGTTTCTCCAGCATTAACGTTTGGAGCATCACCTTATGCAGGTCTTAAGATATTCGTTTATGGATCTGACTACGCTAAAGGATCGCAAATAGGTGGAGCAACACCTAGAGTGAGCATAGAGCCTGTTTTAACGCAGTATTCTAATTCACCAATTATCATCAGAGATCAATATGTTGTGAACGGATCGGACACTGCACAGATCGGATGGGTAAATGTAGCGACTGAAGACGGAACTGATGGATACCTATGGTACTTAAAGGCTGAGTCTGAAACGCGTTTACGTTATGCTGACAAGCTAGAAATGGCTATGGTAGAAGGAGAACTTAACCTGAATGCAGGTGGTGGTGCAAACCAAAGCTTCAAGCAGCCAGGAACAGAGGGTATGTTTGCAGCTATTCAAAGCAGAGGAAACGTAGAGACTGGATTTACAGCAGCAGGCGGTTTAACTGAATTTGATAACATTCTTAAGAATCTTGATACTCAAGGGGCTATCGAAGAAAACATGTTGTTCGTACAACGTCAGACTTCTTTAGACTTTGATGACATGCTAGCTGCAATTTCTGCAGGACCTGCAGGTGGAGTTGCTTACGGACTGTTTGAGAATTCTCAAGACATGGCCTTGAACTTAGGATTCAGCGGATTCCGCAGAGGATCTTACGACTTCTACAAAACAGACTGGAGATACTTAAATGATGCATCTACTCGTGGAGCAATCAACGGAGTTAATTCAATCGAAGGTGTACTAGTACCAGCTGGAACTTCAACTGTTTACGATCAAGTATTAGGAACAAATATCAGACGACCATTTTGTCATATCCGATATAGAGCTTCTCAGACTGATGACCGTAGAATGAAGTCTTGGTTAACTGGATCTGTAGGTGGAGCAGCTAGCTCAACTCTAGATGCAATGGAAGTAAACTTCCTATCTGAGAGATGTTTGATTACTCAAGCAGCTAACAACTTTGTACTATTCAAAGGAATCTAAGGATTCAAATGTAATTCTTACCCTCGTTGTATCAGCGAGGGTAATTATTACTTTTATCAATTATTAAATTATATTATATTATGGCGAATAAAAAACCAGCGACTAAAAAAGTCGAAAAAGTAGAAGAGGTTACGCAAGAGCAAGCAGCTCCAATGCCAACCAAAAAAGTAGAACCCACTAAACCGGAATGGGAAATTAAAGACAGAGTGTACTACCTAACAGGAAGACATACTCCTCTTACCCTAACAATACCAGGAAGGCACACTCAAAAACATGCCTTATTGTATTTTGATGAAAAAGTAGGTAAACAAAAAGAAATTAGATATGCAACCAACCATGATTCCCCGTTTAAAGAAGAACAAGATGGAGAAGCTACGATGGGACATATCATGTTTAGAGATGGGGATTTAAAGGTTCCTAAGGAAAAACAAAACTTACAAAAGCTGTTGTCTTTGTATCACCCCTTAAAAGGGCGAGTATACGAGGAGTTTGATGCTGAAGAGGAAGCATACGATGATCTTGAAATGCTTGATATTCAAACAGATGCGGCTATTATTGCTAGAGAAATGGATATTGACGACGCAGAAGCAATACTTCGTGTTGAAATGGGTAGTTCAGTATCTAGCCTATCCTCTAAGGAAATAAAAAGAGACCTTAGATTGTTTGCTAGAAGTAATCCGGAATTATTCTTAGAGCTCGCTCAAGATGAAAACGTTGGATTACGTAATACAGCAATCAAAGCAACCGAGGCAGGCATATTGGTTTTATCTCAGGATCAAAGAACATTTTCTTGGGGATCTAACGGAAGAAAGCTAATGAGCGTTCCTTTTGATGAAAACCCTTACTCTGCAATGGCAGCTTACTTTAAGACCGACGAAGGTGGCGAAGTGTTTAGATCTATAGAAAAAAAGTTTAATCAGTAGTTTTTAAAAAAACTATGTGATTATATTATAGATGGTGAATTAATTTTAGCCGGCTTCATCACTGGGGCCGGTTAATATTTATAATAAAATAAAAAAATGGCAGTAAATGTAGATATAGTTTA